ATGCTCCCACAGAGGTGGGGGATTGTGCCTCCGGCATGTGGGCTGCCGAGGATGGCGCCTTAGTGGGCTTCCACATTGCTGGTGCTCGGGATGTCAATCGCTTTGTTCCGATTACACCAGTCATCATCGAGCGTCTGAAAGCCAACCAGCCCCAGCTTCGGAGCATGGTTTTTCAGTCGAGCCCCCCCTCCCTTCTGAGCTCAGCTCTGGGGATGGCTTCTGGGGGCGCTACCCACTGAGGTTCCGGCGGGGGTTTTCCTCGCAGGCTTACCTCTCCGATTTCCACGTCCAGTACTTGCCTCAAAGGCATTTTCCGGTGGTCGGATCTGTTCAGAAGAGTTTCAAGACGAAGAACAGGAGAGGGATGGACATTTTCGTGCAACAGTTTGAGGAGCAAACTGACAACACAATCGAGCGTATCAATTGGGGGCTTCCCAATCCAAACTTGGAAGCCTCCTACAAGTCGCTGTCAAAGTATGCAAAGTTCGTGCTCCCGCTTTCAAGCGTGAGCATTCACGCTCTTAACTTGGCGGCTGAGTTTATGGAAAGACAATTTGGTCCCTACCTGTGCAACTCGCGCATCAACACCGTGAGTGAGGTTATGCTAGGTCTAGATTACACCACCAGTCCTGGCTACCCTTGGACGCAGTTCGCTGCGACAAAGGGGGAGCTGGTTGATAGGTGGAGTGAAGTGGTACCTGACAAGACCTTTGAGCAATACATGGAGGAGGACTGGGATGCACTCCTAGACATCAACTACCGCGCTGTTTTTGGTAACTCGCTGAAGGAAGAGATCCGTAAGCGGGAGAAGATTGAGCAAAACAAGTTGAGAACGTTCACTGCCGGCCCAATAGAAGCAACCATACATGGCAACAGGTTATTTGAGGATCAAAATGAGAAATTCTATGCCTCTAACCTAAAGACAGCCAGTGTGGTTGGCCGAACCCCATACTACCAAGGGTGGGACGCTATTTACCGTAAGTTGAGTCACTTCGCCACAGGGTGGGCCCTGGACGAGACCGAGTATGACTCATCTATTCGCAACTACATGATGTGGGCAATGGCACGTTTCAGGTGGCGTATGCTCAGAGAGGCTGACCAAACGAAGGATAACCTCCGACGTTTGCTAACATATTACAGCAATCTGATAAACACCGTCATCGTCACTGCCGAAGGTGTACTGATTATGAAGCAGGGAGGGAACCCCTCTGGCTCCGTTAACACCATAGCTGACAACACCCTTATATTGTACATGCTGCTCTCTTACGCGTGGCTAAAGGTGGCGCCTTTGGACAACGCCACGTATGAGCAGTTCAATTCGCAAGTACGGCTTGCCCTCTGCGGAGATGACAACACATGGACGGCCTCGCCCGCTGTCCAATCTTATTACAATGCTAGAGCTGTCATCAATCAGTGGAACCATCTGGGCATTATCACGACGACTGATAGTTTGGAACCACGCCCCGTCGAGGAACTTGATTTTCTTAGCGCCCACACAACCTTTATCAACGGGGTGGCTGTGCCCCTTTATGAGCGGGAGAAGTTGCTTACATCATTGCTTTACACAGAGCAACCCCGCAATCCTGCCTATTCCCTCATCCGCATATGCGCGCTCCTGCGCGCTGGCTGGGTTGACGAGGGGATGCGCCGATACGCCCG